TCTACTTGATGGAAAATCTTGTAGTAAGTATAGTGGATTACTTCTTCCTTTAGTATTTGAAGCATGTTATAATTCTAACGTTAGTATTTCTAAAGTGATACGTGCTAGATGTTTTCTCCAAACTCCAGGAGTTAGGGAAAATGAATATGATCAGATGCATGTTGACATACCAGAGGATCATATGGTATGCTTATACTACGCAACAGATAGTGACGGTGATACGTATTTCAGTGAAAAGAGATACGGAGATCCGATGGGAGAATATGGTATAAATAATACCGTCTCACCAAAGAAAGGTAGATGTGTTTTCTTTGATGGTTTACGTTTCCACGCAAGCAGCAAACCTACACAGAAACCAAGATTTGTAATAAACTTTAACTTCATTCCTTGATTAGATATGGATCCAGCACAACTAAAACAGAACTTTACTGAACAAATAGAAAAGACAGAAGTTCAGATAAGAGAACTCGAAGAGAATCTCGCAAAGGCAAAAGAATATAAATTAAAATTAACAGGTGGTCTAGAAACACTGGGATTACTGGAAGAAAAACCAGAAGAAGGTGATCAACCTATCACTCCAGACATAGCAAATCCACCAGCAGAATAGTCTTAAAGTCCCTTCTACTAAATAGTATGAAGGGATTTTTAGTATCTAATGGCATCACCTGCATCTAAAGCTGATCTTATAACATATTGCAAGAGGCAATTGGGTGAACCTGTGTTGCAGGTTAACATCGACGATGAGCAAGTAAACAACGTTATTGATGACACATTTCAATTCTTTAATGAGAATTGCTACAATGGTCAGGAACGGTGCTATATGTACCATGCAATAACTGCTGACGATAAGACTCGTCTTGCTGCTCAGACTGATTCTACTAAAGTAGAAGGTGCTGTAACAACTACATGGTCAGAAGATACAAATTATATTCCTATACCACCTCATGTAGTTGGTATTAGTAAAGTGTATGGATTGGTTGGTAACTCTATTCGTTCTAACTTATTTGGTATAGAGTATCGAATGTTCTTGAATGACTTATACGCATTTGGATCATTGGATATCTTAAATTATTTTATGACTAAACAATATCTTGAAACATTAGATATGGTTTTGAACAATGGTTCGTTCCAGCAGTTTAGATATACACAACGTCGTGATCGTTTATACTTAGATATTGATAAGGATTTCTTAGAAGTAGGAACTAACTTGTTGATAGAGTGTCATAGGATGATTGATCCAAATGATGCTACTGAAGCATACAACGATCCTTTTGTTAAAAAATATGCTACTGCTCTAATGAAGAAGCAGTGGGGTCAGAACTTAATTAAGTATCAAAATGTTCAACTACCAGGCGGTATGAATCTTAATGGTAAGGAAATATATGAAGATGGTGTGACCTCTCTTAGAATGATTGAAGGAGAAGTTCTCTCCAAATATGCTATACCACCAATGGATATGATCGGATAAAATGCCTACTAGTCCTTACTTCCCAACTTATTACGCTGGTCACGTCGGTGAACAGAACCTGTATCAGGATCTGGCTGACGAACAGATCAAGCTGTTTGGAACTGATATCTATTATCTTCCTAGAACTATTCTAAAAGATAATACATTGGATGATGTTATCTATTCTAAGTATCAAGATGAATTCCAAGTAGAGATGCTACTACAAAACGTAGCAGGTTGGGGTGATAACAATGAGATCATTAGTAAGTTTGGTTTATCAATAAGTGATGAGATCATTTTTAAAGTATCTACTAGACGTTGGGATGAGTCAGTAGCAGCTAATACTCCTACTCTAACAGTTGCTGGTAGACCTAATGAGGGAGACTTATTGTACTTCCCATTAACAAAAGATTTGTATGAAATTAAATACGTTCAATTAGAAAATCCATTCTATCAGTTTGGTAAAATTCAATTCTATTCTATCACTGCTGAACTATACATTGGTCAGTCAGACGAGATCAATACTGGTGTTGCAGAAATTGATGAGATAGAAACTATATACTCTAGTGCCATTGCATTAACACTAGGTGTTGGTGGAACTGGAGACTTTACTGCTGGTGAGATAGTTACTGGTGGTACAACTGGAGTTGAAGCAGAAGTTAAATCTTGGGATAATTCTACAAGAATACTTCAGGTCATTAATAGAAAAGGAACCTTCTCTGCTAATGAATCTTTAACTGGTGATAGTAGTGGTGCTGTTTGGGTAGTGTCTACATTTGACACTCTACAAAATACAAACAGTGAGTATGATGCAAATAGAGAAATCGAGGATGCTGCTGACAATCTTATTGATTGGACAGAAGGTAATCCATTCGGTGAATTTGGTAACTTTACAGGTAGTATCTGATGTTAGGATCACATTTTTATAACGAGGTAACTCGTAAATCAATTATTGCTTTTGGTACTCTCTTTAATAATATTAGTATAAAGAAGAAAGATCCAAGCACAGGAGCTGTCCTTGAGGAGAGTAAGGTTCCTTTAGCTTATGGTCCCAGACAAAAGTTCCTTGTTCGTTTAGAACAGATGGTGTCTGCGACACGTAAGGTTTCTATTACTGTTCCTCGTCTTTACTTTGAGATGAACAGTGTTGATTATGATCCTCAAAGAAAGACTTCTCCTATACAGAAGTACAAAACTATTATTAATAATGATCAAGATGAAGTAAGAGTTCAGTATACACCAGTACCTTACAATCTTGGATTTGAATTAGGTATCATCGCACAGTCACAAGATGATGCTTTACAAATATTAGAATCAATTCTTCCTTACTTTCAACCATCATTTTCAATAACATTGAATATGATTCCTGATATGAATGAGAAGAGAGATATAGCAATCGTTTTAAATAATATTAACTATGAAGATGAGTGGGATGAAAGTTTCTTAAACAGAAGGTGGATTACATATACACTCAACTTCACTCTTAAGACATACATGTACGGTCCTTACAGTACATCTGATGTCATTAACAAGGCAATTATTCACGAGACTATTGGTGATGCTGCGGTAAGTAGAAGAACCATTACTCGTACATATACACCTAAAGCAAAGACTGACATTAACCTAGACGGAAACATTGATGCTGCTGATGACTTACTGGTAACAGCAGATGATGATTTCGGATTTAATGAAGGCATTTCGTACTTATAATTATGAATAATCTAGAAGACAATATGGAGAACATTCTCAATCTTGATGTTGTACCAGAACCTGAAGCAGTCAAGAAAGAATCTAAGGATGATGTAGAAGATAGGGATAAGGACTATGCGTATACTAGAGGAGAACTCTATAGTCTCATAGATCAGGGTCAGGAGGCAGTCAGAGGGGCGTTAGAGGTTGCTCAAGAGAGTGGTCACCCTAGAGCATTTGAAGTTGCTGTAAACGCAATGAAGAATGTAGCAGACATGACTGATAAACTTGCCGACTTACATAAGAAGATGAAAGACTTGGATGAAGATAAGTCGGGACCAACTAAGGTCACTAACAATGCTATGTTTGTAGGTTCTACAGCAGAACTACAGAAGATGCTCAAGCAAATGAATGGTGGTAAACGCTAAATAATTGAGAGAGGTTACTAGAGAATAATGTTAATTAACGTAAAAGGACAACATATAGTTGTGCCAAATACTGTTGGTGCTGCAACTAGTTTTGATAATGCAACTTGTGTTCGTTTAGTAAACATTGACAACAGCGATGGCAGAACTGTTACTATTGCAGCCGATAATAGTGGTAATACTACTATAGGATCTTTTGCATTATTAGCAGGTCAAACAGAAATCATAGAAAAGAAACCAACAGATGTTGTTTACGTTGGTGCTGGAACTGATGTAAAGGGAACACCAATAGGATATCCAGTCACTTAATCAGTGTCTGCTTAACCACACACATACTTGTTTTATAGTAAGATATACTTATAATTAGTATTAGATTACATTATGAGTATGAGACTTACCGAAGAAGATGTTTTACGTTTAATTACTGCATGTAAGACCTATCAGGAACAAACTGGTTCGGAGTATATGTGGGATGAATACGAGCATTTAAAAGATAAGTTACAGACTCTATGTGAACAAGGGTACTGTGCTATAAGCAAATGACTCACTATACCGTAGGTTACCACGATACGGAACAACAACATTACGAAATCTGTGAGTATGCTGAAGATGCATACTCAGCAATAGAACACAGCAAAGAGGATGTATCCTATCTAAAG